AATCCGATACTGGTCAACCAGAATTCGAGCCGCAAGAACGTAATTACGTCGATGCGACAGAATCCCAGGTGATCCAGTATCAAATATGGCCTTGCGGCCCCCACTCCCATCGGGAGTGTAGAAGGTTATCGGGTGCACGGGTCGTCTAGGTATAGATTTTGGCATAAGCCTCTTTCTAACTTTAGAATGATCCTAGCTACTGACACTACGTATATTGTAGCGGGGTAGTGGTTGTATTTTATTACACTCCACCATCACACAGCGGTTGATTAAGCCGCTGCCCAGCCTCTTCGTAAACAAATGCGATGAGGCAGCGCATAGACTCCAAGGTCGGATCGTATGGTCCGAGTAATTTTAATATGGCTTGATTTAGAGCCACTATTTAATACTCGAAGACATTCTTTCCAGCCATCAACAACGTAAGTTTTTCTTACAGGGTTGATGACCCAAGAGCGATATTCAAGTACTTGAGTATCCGGGCTCATGCGAGCACGGATACCTAGTCGCTTGTTTTCTCTCGATTCGATCACGTGACTTCTCTGCCAGCCTATCAAACCGGAAGCACTGATTTTTCCTCCTTTGGATGAGGGGGATTCAGTACACCGTTTGTACGGGAGTCGACCATAACGGTCTTCCACCATACATTTGATTAGCTCGGCAGTAGTCCAGTAGCCTGCTAAGTGGAGAGAGTTTGACAACTCAACCCACGAAACAAGCTCCTTAGGGTCTCTAATACCACGATGATTCCACTGGGTCCGTAAACGGATGGGTGTGACTTCGACGCCCTTATAGGCGTCGCACCCGCAGGATTCTCGAAAGAATCCGCCCATACAGCACTTCCCTTCATTGAACATGAGTCCAAAAGAAGGGAAGGACTGCAAGATCGGAGCACAGTCTTCGCTCCGAACTATGATATCATCGCCATACACATACACCGACGCATGAGCCTTCGCCCATAGCGCCTCATCCGATCGATTACTCGGTCGGCGTAAGGACAAGGATTTCTCCAAGTTCTTATAATGTGTGTATAACACGGCAACAGCTAGTGCAAAGAAGCAAATAGCTTCAATGGGAAAGCAAACTGCACTTCCCATCGGAGCAAATTTGCTCAAATGCACTACCCTACCATCCGGTAATCGCGTACAATCACTTCGAGTAGCTTTTAAGGCTTCAAGAAGCGAAGTTCCTGAAAATAGTTCTTCAACTAACTTCAGGGATACACGATCACTTGCATCCTTCATATCGAGCGTTACGAACTTCCGAGTTCGTGAAGCGGACAAGGCCAGATCCCGATTAATCGATTGATCCGTAAAATTTACGTGACCAGCCGTTAACGGGTGCTGTTCAATCCACGGGTATAATGCCCGTTGGATGCCCTGTTG